GTCTGCCGTAGACATACACAGTAGGAAGAGTGGCCCAATCACACCGAAGTGTGTTCACCTTCCTACCCGCTCCGAGTGAGCCCTAGACCGGGCCGGCTGGCAACAAGCAGCTTGGATTGCCACACCAAGCTGGGAAGCTTTACGAGGAGAAGCTTCCGATAACCCCTAGAGGCGACCCAGGTAGATCCCAACCAAAGCCGCGAGGCCACTGGGGGGCGCGGGCGTGCGCAAAACGCCCATTTGAGGCCACTGGTGCAACACCTCAGTTCCCCCAGCCGGGGTGAGCCGGCTGCAGAGGCAGTAGTCAGCGGCAAGGGTGCAAGCCCTGGCCAACGAAGAAACCCCGCACACGAGACGGAAACTGCACCACGTGTTCACCCACGCGGCAAAGGCAGCTAGACTCGCTCGGACAGTAACTTGCGGACCAGGGAGAACCCAAACCCCCTTTCCCTCAACTGAGCGCAGGGTGAGGGCCCCCAGGCGTTAACCTGGGGCACACCCCCCACCGTGTCTCCAGTCCACCACCCCACAGCCCTCGCGAAAGAGCTGGAATTTCACTACCCTTCCTCCTCTGATACGCGGGCGTCAAACCAGGGCTCGAAGAGCCCCGGTCTAGCTTCTAAAGCACAGCTAGGCCAGACACCAGCTTCCGCACTGGTCGGACACTGGCCATACACAACAGGAGTTGCCTCCCACTGTAGCTGCTCGTCCGGTGAGATCCCGAACGCTCTCTCGAAGCTGAGCCTAGCCTCACGACTAGGCTCGACGACACAGCTCTCGTCCACCAACCGTGCGCCAACCACAAAGTAGTCGGCCAACGCTGCGGAAGGCAGCGCTTTACGGTGGGTGCCACATGCCCGGAGCAACCGGAGTGCCCAAGCCTGGATCACAGGGACCCCAACAGCCAGGGAAAGTTCACACCTCGCAACACCTTCAAGGTACCGCCTGGCAAAGGCGGGTTCGCGCAACCACCGATGGCTCGCGGTTGCCCCTGAAAGCACCGACCATGGTTCACGGACCATGGTCCACCGATCACCACCCAAGCAAAGGGGGGCTGAACGGCCGAAGCGTATTGACTCCAGTTGGACGGTAGGCACCTCGAGCGACAGCTCATGCCCAGATTCAGCCAGTACATCGCTGGCAAAGTCCTTCCGCACGCAGTCCAGGTCGGCAAGCTCACAGAAAACGAGAGCATTGTCACCATCGACGAGGGTATCAAACGGAACCCCTCTCGACAAGAGGACGGCCCCAACAACCGCAAGCATGATCAACGAATTGCCCATGCCCGTGTTGAAGTCTCCACTGGCCCGTCCTCCTGGACGCGAGAACTTCTGCCCGCTAGATGTCACACCTTCAAAAGTCTGGTGTGACAGCACAGACTGTAAACCCGGATCGCCCCTAAAGGCGGCCATGTAAACAGAGTGCTCAGCGCGAATCTGAGGAGAGCTGACGTGAGCCTCGAAGGCTTTCCCGTCAACCTCGAAACATGCGCCACAATCAAACCGCTCAAGCTTACGCTTGATTAGATTGGCACGGCGCCTGGGCGAGAGCCCCTTGGCCACAACCCTGGTAGGATTTCGGCCGCCGAAGAGCCTACTGAAGGTGAGATAACCCCACAACCAGTGCTCGAAAGGCTTCAGCCAAGAAGCGAGCGACAAATTATACCTAGGCGACCTCGGAAAAATCATCCTAGGCTTGGCGTCCTTTGCCGCACCAACCTTCTCAGCCTTCAGAAAAGCCCTCAGCTTGTAATCGGACGAGCGCAACCGACCATCAAGCCTCAAAGAGCGTTCCGCCTCGGCATACCTACGGCCCAACATCCCACTGTAAGAACGGGCCGTTTCCAGGTGGCTCCAACTTTCCCCGCTGTACCGCCGGGCGATAGAACGCAGCCGCCGAAACAGTCGCGTAAAACCGCCACCAACCGGACAGTCCACCGGGCGTGGGAGAGAAGCCATAGAACGCAGCAGCAACGCCGCGTTCTCGTTGTGGCTGCAGTTAGCATGTACCTGCGGAACCCATGTGCCTGGTAGTCCACTGATACACGCCACCCGCATTTGCCGCTTCTGGTCTGAACAACGAATGTCCACGTCACCCAGAGGGGTCAGAGCAGCCCCCTCCGCCAACGGTGGTAATACCCAGCCACGGGTACACAAACCGTTGGTAGTGACGGGCCGGGCCTAAGCCCCAGCCCACCAGTAGCGGGAGGTGCGTCCCGAAGCAAGTGCAGCAGAGGAATAGGCCTCTGCTGGCGACACCTGCCACGCCAAATGGATAGCTGAAGACACCGCTATCCAAGTGTGGGGCTTTGACAAACCCACCTTCCGGCACCACTCCGAGGCACGGGCCCTCAGAGCACCCACCAGAAGGGCGTCCCGTTTGCGGAGAAACGAGTAAGACGCAAGAGAGAAGAAGAGATCTGTGAACACAACCTCACGCGAGCCATCCGCTAGCTCGAGGCAGAAGTAGGAGACCGCCGTCTCCACAACTTCGCCATCCCTCTTCTCCTCTCCAGGGACAGTGCCTCCTCCAAGGCACTTTGCCCCGTGCCGAAAATGTGTCAAGAGCGAGTTGAGGGCAACGTTCCGCTCTTGAGAGGGGAGGTCCGGTCTCCACCGCCCTCTCAAGAGTTTCCCTATGCCACCAAGCTCACACCCAAACGCCATCTCGGCGCGACGAACCCAAACAGCTCGTCTGCGGGGCCTGCTGTAGGCCAGCGAGAGCGGCCGGACGAATCCAGCACCGCCCTCATAGCTCGTACCGACCGTCTGTCCAAAACGGTCGACATGGTCCCCAGAAAGGACGTCCCTAGGCGAGCCATAACCTAGCGGTGTGTGGGCAAAGCCCCTCCACGCAGTGAACGCGGAGTAGCAACCCAGCCCTAGCAACAACCCAAGTCTCCCGGGCCAAGGAGAATCATGGGCGTAACCGCAAGAAAGCGACGACTGCTGGAAGGCAGTAGACATGCGGTTAGGGGAAATC